TTTAACGATCAAATGACAGGTTTAGGTATTAAATTACAAGGTTTTGCAATGCAAATGGTAGATCATTTATTGCCAACATTAAATAATTTAGCAGAAATGTTTAGCGGTATTACTAAAGAGGGTGCAGATTTGACATTATTATTTGAAGCTATTACTTTTACTATAAAAACAACTGCTGCTAGTTTATTTACTGTTGTAGCAGGTTTTAGATTTTTAGGAAGTACTATAGTAGCTGTAGCAAAAGCAGCTTATAAGGCTGCCACATTTGATTTTAAAGGTGCATTTGAAGAATTACAAAATGGTTTAGATGTTACTAAAGAACAATTTATAAAAGATATGGAAGTTTTTAAGGGTATTTGGACAGGAACAGCAGAGGCAGGTGATGAATATGGTAAGAAAACTAGAGATATGTTAGAAAAAACTTTTGGTCAAACTATGATAGCTAAACTTGATGCTTTTAAGAAAAGTATAAAAGGTGTTAATGAAGCTATGGCTGATGTTGTTGTTAAAGGAATAAAAGGTATGGAAGATGCATTAGTAGATTTTGTGATGAAAGGCACTTTAAGTTTTAGAAATTTAGCAAACAGTATTATTTCAGACATGGTACGTATTGCGATACAGCAAACAATAACACTACCTTTTACTAATTTTGTTGAAGGTCTTTTTAAAAATGCCGATGGCAACGCTTTTATGAATGGAAAGGTACAAAAATATGCTTATGGTGGTGTAATTAATAGACCTACTTTATTTCCTATGGCTAATGGTGGCATTGGCCTTATGGGAGAGGCAGGTGCAGAAGCTATTTTACCTCTACGCAGAGGTAGTAATGGGAAATTAGGGGTACAGGCAACAGGCGGTGGTGTTGGTAATATTGTTGTTAATGTTGATGCTTCTGGTAGTAGTGTTGAAGGTGATGAACAAGGTGGTAAAGAACTTGGTAGAGTTATTGCTGTTGCAATACAATCAGAAATAATAAATCAAAAAAGACCAGGAGGATTATTAGCATAATGGCAACATTTCCTTCTATAGAAGCTAGTTATGGTGTTACAAAAAGATCAGCACCTAAAACTAGAGTAACATTTTTAGATGACAGGGCAGAAGATAGGGCTAGTTTTGATTACACACCACCAGGCGAAAGCACATCATATAAATTTGTATGTGATACATGGCAAAAACAGATAAACGTACCTAACAGGGCTACTATCACAGCTACATTTAGACAAGTATTTGAATCATGAGTACAACACCTTTAATAACTGATTTACAAAAAATTAACCCTTCAGCAGTTATAGAATTATTCAGTATTACAACAAGTGCTGCATTACATGGTTCAACTGCTACATATAGATTTCATGCTGGCACAAATTCAGTTGGTAATGGAAATATTGTATGGGCTGGAAATACTTATGTCAAAATGCCAATATCTGCGGATGGGTTTGCTTTTAAAAGAGGTCAAATACCTAGACCTAAAATCACAATATCTAATGCACTTGGTACGATTACAGCAATTCTGTTAAATGTTAATTCTACAACTGCTGGTAATGATTTAACTGGTTCTACTGTAAAAAGAATAAGAACATCAGCTAGGTATTTAGATTCAATAAATTTTCCAGGTAATACAAATCCATTCGGTACGCCTGATTCAACAGCAGAGGATGTTCAAATATATCAGATTGATAGAAAATCAGCAGAGAATAGAGAATTAGTTACATTTGAATTAGCTGCTACTTTTGATTTAGCAGGTGTACGTGCTGGTAGACAATGTACAAGAGCAGAATTTCCATCAATAGGTACGTTTATTGCATGAATTGGAAAGAAGAAGCACTTGCTCATGCAAAAGACCAAGATCCTAAAGAGTCTTGTGGTTTATTGTTGAATATTCGAGGAAAAGAAAGGTATTATCCTTGTCGTAATCTTTCAATGACAAATCATCAATGTTTTATTATTGATCCAGAAGATTATGTAAAAGCAGATAATACAGGAGAGATAACAGCCGTTGTTCATAGTCACCCTGTAACACCACCAACACCAAGTCAAGCAGATAAAATTAGTTGTGAACAAAGTAATTTAGCCTGGCATATTGTTAATCCAAAAACAGAACAATGGGCATACTTAGAACCCTGTGGTTACAAGCCACCTTTATTAGGTCGTCAATGGGTATGGGGTGTTACTGATTGTTGGAGTTTAGTAAGAGATTGGTACAAACAAGAAAAAAATATTGAATTAAAAGATTGGGATAGACCAACAACACCAGAAGAGTTTATATTAAATCCAATGTTTGAAAGATGTGCATGGAGAACTGGTTTTAGAGAACTTAGGCCAGAAGAAAAAACAATTAATGGGGATCTGTTGTTTATGTCTATTGGATCTTGTGGTTTAAATCATGTAGCTATTTTTTTAGATGGTGATGTTTTACATCATTTAACCGATAGACTATCTTGTAGAGAGCCTTATTCTCAATGGTTATTAAAATGCACAGGAGGTAGGTATCGTTATGTTGCGTAAGTTAAAACTATATGGCGAGCTTGCAAAGTTTGTAGGCCATAAAGAATTTGAAATACACGTAGATAGTCTTGCTAAAGCAGTTAGTTTTCTTGTTAATAATTTTCCGCAGATAGAAAAATATATGAATCCTAAATATTATCAGGTAAAGGTTGGTAATTATGCTGTTGATGAAAAAGATATACACAACCCCATAGGACAAGAAGATATACATATTGTTCCTGTAATAACTGGTGCTGGTGGTAACACAGGTAAAATATTATTAGGTGCTGCTTTAATTGGTGCATCTTTCATACCTGGTTTACAAACTGCTTTTATAGGTACGTTTGGACTTACATCACCAATTCAATTAAGCACTATTGCTGGAACTGTTGGTGGCCTATTAGCATTGCAAGGCGTTAGCAATATGTTATTTCCTTTACCAGAAATGCCAGATATTTCTAATGAGCAAGATCCACGTATATCTTTTAATTTTTCTGGAACACAAAACACATCAAGGGCTGGTACTCAAGTACCTATAGTCTATGGTGAAATAATAACTGGTTCAGTTGTAATAAGTGGTGCTATTGACACACAGCAGGTACAGGCATGACAGACGCACCAAAAAAAATTATTGGATCAGGTGGTGGAAGTCCACCTACCCCACCACAACCAACTAGAACACCTGACAATTTACATAGTAGAAGTTTTGCTACTTTTTTAGATTTGGTATCTGAGGGTGAAATAGAGGGTTTTGCTTCTGCATCAAAGGAGGGATTAACAAAAGGAACTACTGCATATAATAACGCTGCATTAAAAGATGTATTTCTTAATGATACACCTGTTTTAAAATCTACTGCTAATTCAGCAAATCCAACTGCAACTGACTTTAATTTTCAAGATGTACAATTTAATCCTAGATTTGGTACATCAGATCAAACTAAAGTAGAGGGTATAGAAAGTAGTGCATCTACAATAGGTGTAAATTCTACAGTTACAGCAGCATCACCTGTTACAAGACAGATAACAAATACAAATGTTGACGCTGCAAATATTACTATTACATTTCCACAATTACAAAGAGCTACAGATAAAGGTGATTTATTAGGTACTTCTGTACAACTAAAAATATCAGTACAATATAATTCTGGTGGATTTACTGATGTTATAACTGATACTGTCACAGGTCGGACTGCTGATGCGTACCAAAGAGACTATAGGGTAAATCTTACAGGTGCTTTTCCTGTTGATATAAGAGTTACAAGAATTACAGCAGATAGTACATCTACTAGCGTTATAGATGCGTTTACGTGGACAAGTTACGCAGAAATTATTGATGATGCCAGTACATACCCTAATAGTGCTTATGCATCTGTAAGGTTGGATTCAATGCAGTTTCAATCTATACCAAGTAGAAAATATCGTATCAGAGGAATAAAAGTAAGAATACCAGGTGCAGGTGCTAATGGGTCAGGTACACCAACTATTGATTCTGCTACTGGTCGCATAGTGTACCCTGATGGATATATTTTTAATGGTGTAATGGGTGCTGCTCAATGGTGTTCATGCCCTGCAATGGTTTTACTTGATCTTCTTACAGATACTAGATATGGATTTGGTAATCATATAACTGATAGTTCTCTTGATCTGTTTTCTTTTGTTACTGCCAGTAAGTTTGCAAATACATTGGTATCAGATGGTTTAGGAGGACAGGAAGCTAGATTTAGTTGCAATGTAAATATTCAATCTTCTAATGAGGCATTTGATCTAATAAATGATTTGGCAGGTGTTATGAGGTGTATGCCTATATGGGCTGAAGGAACTATACAACTTGCACAGGATAGTCCAAAAGATGCAAGTTATTTATATTCTTTATCTAACGTATCAGAAGCAGGTTTTAATTATTCTGGTAGTGGACTTAAAACAAGACATACTGTAATTTCTGTTTCTTACTTTAATATGGATAGTAGAGAGATAGATTATGAAGTTTATGAAGATACTGCTGCTATAGCAAAATTTGGAGTAATCATTAAACAGGTAAAAGCATTTGCGTGTACATCCAGAGGTCAGGCTAGAAGATTAGCAAAGGCTATTTTATTTGCAGAACAAAATGAAAGCGAGGTAGTAAGTTTTTCTACATCTATAGATTCTGGCATAGTTGTTAAACCTGGTGCAGTTATAGAAATAGCTGATCCTGTACGATCTGGTGTAAGAAGGGGTGGGAGAATAAACGCTGCAACAACAACACAAATAACTGTAGATAATACTTCTGCTACAGATTTACCTACAACAAATAATCCTACTTTAAGTGTAATTTTGCCAGATGGGACAATGGAAACAAAAACTGTACAGAGTATTGTAAATGGTGTAATAACAGTTGCATCCGCATATTCACAGCTACCTAATGTAAACAGTAATTGGCTATTACAAGACGATACAGTACAAGCACAAAAATTTAGAGTTGTTTCTGTTGAAGAAGTTGATGATATAAATTATACAATTACAGCTTTATCTTATATAGATACTAAATATGCTTTTATTGAAGATGGTGCAAGTTTACCAACAAGAACAGTATCTATATTAAACCTTCCAAAAGATCCACCATCTGCATTACAGGCTGAAGAAAAAATTGTTGTTATCAACAACCAAGCTGTATCTAAATTAATTCTTAGTTGGCAACCTATTGTCGGTGTTACGCAGTATCAGGTTAATTATAGATTTAATAATGGAAACTTTGTATCACAGACAGTATCTTCTCCTGACTTTGAAATATTCAATAGTGACGTTGGAACGTATGAATTTCAAGTATTCAGCTATAACAGAGCATTACAGACAAGTGCAACATCTGCTAACTTAACTTTTGTTGCACAAGGTAAAACTGCATTACCTGCAAATGTTACTGGATTAACAGCAGAACCTATAAATGAAAAGTTAGTAAGACTTAGATGGAATTTATCTACAGACGTTGACGTTATACATGGTGGTCGAGTCTATGTAAGACATTCTACAAAAGTAGACGGAAGCGGTTCCTTTTCTAATTCTGTTGATTTAATCGAGGCACTTGCTGGTAATACGACAACTGCGGAAGTGCCTTATTTAGAAGGAGAATATATTTTAAAATTTAGGGATGATGGAAATAGGTTTAGTGCTGGTGAAACGAGTGTAATTATTGATCTACCTGATAACCAAGCACCTTTAATTACACAGACTAGAAGAGAAGATTTAGATAGTCCTAAGTTTCAAGGAACAAAGTCTAATATTGATTTTGATTCTGCTACAGGAACTATTAACCTAGCTGGTTCTGGATTATTTGATACGATAACTGACTTTGATGCTGTTGGTTCTTTAGATGATTTTGGTGGTATTGCGAGTTCTGGTACTTATGACTTTGGAGGTGCAGCAGGTAGTACAACTTTAGATTTAGGTGGTGTGTTCAGTCTTGATCTCAAACGTCACTTCCTGACAGAAGGTTTCTATCCATCAGATTTATTTGATTCGAGAGGTTTGATTGATGATATTACTGACTTTGATGGAGCTACAGCTACAGATGTTAATGCTGAAATGTTAGTAAGGGTCACACAAGATAATCCTAGTTCTGGATCACCTACTTATTCTGATTTTCAAACCTTTGCAAATGGTACTTACAAAGGTAGAGGATTTCAATTTAGAGCTAAGTTAACAAGTGAAGATACTGCACAGGATATAAGAGTTTCACAGTTAGGCTATACAGCATCTTTACAGAGAAGGACAGAACAAGGTAATCTAACAGCAAGCGGAGCAGGTGCAAAGGCTATTACCTTTACTCATCCGTTCTTTGTCGGTACTTCCTCTCTATTAGGAGCAAATTCCAATCTACCCTCTATTGGTATCAATGCTCAGAATATGGCATCAGGAGATTACTTTGAAGTGTCTAGTGTATCTGGAACAGGTTTTACTGTTCATTTTAAAAATTCATCAAATGCTTCGATTGATAGAAATTTCACTTATCAGGCTGTCGGATTTGGTAAAGGAGGGTAGAATGGGTATAATTAACTCAAAGTTATTTAACTTAAATCCTCCAAAACCCTTGATATAACTGCGATATGCCAGAACATGACTTCATCATAGACAATGGAACGGGCAGTGCCGTAAGATCAGACATCAATAGTGTTTTACAAGCTATTGCGTCTAATAATAGTAAATCTGGTGCATTAACAACTAACTATGCGTTTCAGTGGCACGTTGATACATCTGATGGACTTTTAAAGATAAGAAATGCAGCAAATAATGGATATGTAACTGTTGGAACAGCAGCAAGTACTAATTTAGGATTAATGCCCCAAGCTGGTGGTACTTTTACAGGAAAAATAACTCATAACTATACATCTAGTCTTACAATTCCATCTGGTACAACAGCACAGAGGGATGGCAGCCCTGCTGTTGGTATGCTTAGACATAACTCAACATTAAATCAGTTTGAAGGCTATAACAATGGTGCTTGGGGTGCTATTGGTGGAGGTGCTGGGGCTACTGGTGGAGGAACAGATGAAGTATTTTTTGAATCGGATCAAACTGCAACAACTTCTTACAGTATTACGGCCAATAAACACGCACACACTGTTAGTCCTACAATTAACTCAGGGGTCACAATAACTGTGCCTTCTGGTGCAATCCTTGTTATCTTATAGTTATGCCTATAGCAATCAACGGATCAGGAACAGTTACAGGAATCTCAGTAGGAGGTTTACCTGATGGCATAGTAGATGCGGATATGCTTGCTGCTAATGCTGTTACTGCTGGAAAACTAGCAAGTGGTGTCGGAGGTAAAATTCTTCAAGTTGTTTACGATCAAAAAACAGACACAGCTTCTAATAGTCTTGCTTCTCAAGCTTGGTGGAGTATTTATAATGCAGGGTTACAAGTAAGTATTACTCCCTCTTCAGCTTCTAATAAAATATTGTTAATGGCACAACTTACATTTGCTGAAGGCAGTGGGCAAATTTATATGCTTAGATTTGAAAAAAATGGTGCTGAGATTACTGATATTATAGGTGATGCTTCTGGAAGTAGACAAAGATGTACTTCTTTAGAAGATAATATGGATACTGGTAGTGGTGGTAGAACTACGAATTTAATAGCTCAAGTCTCTGCTGGCGATACAAATAGTAGAATTTATAATGTTGCAATACGTCATTCATCTGGTTTGACAAGGACAATGTATCTAAATAGAAATAATTCAGACGCAGATAATCATGGTAATGGAAGAGCTATTTCAACAATTACAGCAGTGGAGATAGCAGCATAATGTCCAAGATTTCACTTAAACACTCAGGCGGTAATGTTGTTTCACTTAACTCACCAACTTCCGCACCAACTTCCGCAGACGTAGCATTTAAACTACCGAATCAAGATGGGAGTGCATCAGAAGCCTTAATTACAGATGGATCGGGAAATTTATCATTTGCATCTGTAGCTGGCGGTAAGATTTTACAAGTAAAACAAACAGTTGTAACTACAACTTATAGTGAAGCAATAAATGTTGGTGCTGCTTCGAGTTCATGTGGATTAGATGTAAATATTACACCTTCAGCAACTTCGAGTAAAATTTTAGTTATGGGTGTAGCTAACGTAGCTAATTCAGATTCAATCGAAACTTCTAGTGGAGTTATTTTATATAGAGGAGGTTCAGCAATTACAGGAGCATTAGGTACTACAGTTGGAAACAGAATTTATAATGTTAGTTCACAAAGTTATACTGAAAATGCTGGTTATTCATGCCAAGCTGTACCTGTACACTTTTTAGATTCTCCTTCTAGTACGAGTCAACAAACTTATTCAATAAGATTAGTTTATCACACAACATCAAGTAGTGAAACAGTTTATTTAAACAGAACTAGAGACGATGATAACCAGTACTATAGAGGTAGGGCAATGTCATCAATAACAGTAATGGAGGTAGCAGCATAATGGCTATCTTCTATAATTAAGGAAAAACTATTATGGCCTTAGATCACGAAGCTATTTACAAAGCATACGCTGGAACAGTTGTCAGGATTGATGATGGCACTGGTGCATACGATAAAGATGGAAAGTCTGTAACTTTAGACCAGACCAAGATAGACGCTGCACGAACCACATTAAATACTGAAGCTGC